GCATAGAAAGTCCAATACCCGCTGCGTCTGATGAGAATGTAGAAATATCTGTTAAAGTATCTAACAAACCTTTTCTTGAGTCAGCATCATTATAATGAAGTACACAAGACGCCAATTGAGGAACTTTGGTACCCGAATTAATCATAATTGGTGTCGCCTTTGAGATCAATTGTTCCGATAAGGATTTGTAATATTCAAAAGCATCTGTGATGTTTGAGGTCACCCACAATGCAACTCTCATGTACATATGTTGTGGTCTTTCAATCACTCTACCATTTGGTCGTTTCAATAGATACATTTCTTGTAATGATCTCCAAGCAAAGTAATCAAAGTTATAATCATTTTCGTGATTGATTACCGCATCGATTGTATCTTCACCGTATTCTTTAATGGTCTCAATAAGCTTCTCATTGATAATCCCATCCTCATAAAGTTGCATCATAGTCTGTGAAAAACTATCATTTGTTTCTTTATGGTATGAAGAAATTGCAACCGATGCTGCCAATCTTGAGTAGTCGTGATGACTACCTGTATAAGATGCCGCAATCTCGTTAACCAACTTGTCAAGTTCTTTTGTGGTTACTTCACCTTCAGTTGGTACTGAAGTAATAACTTTAATAAAGATTTCGTCTGAATTAACATTCAAACCTTTTGAAGATCGTTTTACTCTGTTGTAAATCTTTTGTGGATTAAATGAGACAACCTCACCACCTCGTTTAATAATTTTTAATGACATAATCTAATATTTAAAAGTCGTCTGTAAATGTTATTGTTTCATTCAGTTTTGCCTTCTGATATTCCATTGTTCTTGATTCAAAGAAATTACCTTTGGTTTCAACCGCAATTTGTTCCATGAATTTGAATGGTTGTTCAACATTGAATTCTTTTTTACATCCAAATTTAAGTAACAATCCATCAACAACAAACTCAAGATATTGTTTCATCAAGTTTGAATTCATACCAATTAAAGAAACAGGTAATGACTCAGTGATAAATTCTTTTTCAATTTCCAATGCGGATAATAAAATTTCTTTAATTCTCTTTTCACTTGGTTTATCTTCAACGTGATTGTTTAATAAGTGAATTGCAAAATCACAATGTAAATTTTCATCTTTAAAGATTAAAGAGTTAGCATTACATAAACCTTGCATGATACCTCTTGATTTTAACCAAAAAATAGAACAGAATGAACCTGAAAAAAAGATACCTTCAACAGCAGCAAATGCGACTAATCTTTCTGCAAATGATGCCTTTTCAATCCATTCTAACGCCCACTTCGCTTTTTTCTGAACCGCCGGTAATCTGTCTATCGCATTGAAGCATTCATCCTTTTCTTTTGCGTTTGAGATGTACGTATCGATCAGTAATGAATACATAAGTGAGTGAATATTCTCCATCGCCAATTGGAATCCATAAAAGAATTTTGCTTCGGGGTATTGTACTTCTCGGTAAAAGTTTTCTGCCAAGTTTTCGTTAACAATTCCGTCTGAAGCTGCGAAAAATGATAATATATTCTTAATAAAATATTTTTCTTTTTCTGTTAATGTTTCCCAATCTCTGATATCGTTTGTTAAATCCACCTCTTCTGCGGTCCAAAACGCCGCTTGGTGTTGTTTGTAAAATTCCCATATATCGTTGTGTTCAATAGGGAAGATGACAAATCGACTAGGATTTTCTACTAGTATTTTTTCCATTTATTATAAATTTACTTATTTGTTAATTTGACTGTGTTTCTCGTTGTTTTCTCTTTTCTAAGAGTTCCTTAACTCGTTGTCGTTGTCTTTCTTCTTTTTGTTCTTCAAGACCTAAGAACGTTGTTGTACTTTCTGTATCTATCTCCAACATTGCGTTGTCGAACTTACAATTTTCAAACACTACTCCGTCATCACCAATTCTGGATTTTGTTATTGCGATAGTTGCCAACTTTAATTCTTTTTGTTGTAATGTTTTAGCTACCGAAATAATAACGTGACCTACTTGTGCCTTTTTAATTGACCCACCCATTTGATCTGTTGTCACCACTTCTGATGAGATTGAGGATCGGTTACCTTGTGTTGCGGTCCAACCTACAATATTCATCTCATGACACATAGCTTCAAATGCTCTCATCACCGAACCTTCACTCTTCCATTCGTCACCCAAGTTCTTATCAGGAACTATACAGTCAATGTAATCCAAAACTATCATATCGATCTTTATACCATCTGCAACCATCTTTCTAATTTGATTTTTGATTTGCAACATAGTCATTGTATCTGACGGTAGTTTTTTTAAGATTAACTTATTTGGCATATCCGTTTGAATCTCATTTACTTTACTCATCACATTGTCTTTTTGGTCAGACAAATCGTCAGGATGGACACCTGTCCATAAAGTAAAATGTTTTCTTTGGATAACCTTTGGGTTGTCTTCAAAGAAGACTTGTAGAACATTAAACCCAAGATTAAAAGCGTGGTTTGACATCTTAGTCAACACAGTAGATTTACCTACCCCTGTTGGTGCCAAGATAACACCAATTTCACCTTTAGCAAGACCCCCTTTTAATAACCTATCAATACCTGGAATACCCATAGGAATTGGGTGTCTGTAATCTTCTTCAAGTACTTGGTCAAGATTGGAAAATACGTCCATCATTGATGTATCTTTATTTCCAACCAACAAAGCATCTCTAACTAATTCTTCAAGAGTGTCATAATTTTCAAATTCACCTCCATCAATTATTTTTTGAGCCTTTGTCATAACCTTCTGTAACTCTTGTTGTTTACAGAATTTTAAAGCCTTTTCTTGTACAAACCCTACACCATCAACAGGTGCATCTTTAATTTTCTTAATTGTGTCCAATACAATTTTTGACGCCACTTCTTGTTGGAGTTCGGATTTTGTAATTTGTTCTAAGGTTTCAAACGATGGTGTGTGGTCAAATTTTTTGTAATACTCTCTAATCATCTGAATGATGATCTTGAAGTATTTGTTTTCAAAATAACTGTTCTCAATAACATCGATTATAGAATGTGAAAATTCTTTATCTTCCACGATTTGATTGAGGAGTTGTAATTGAAATTGTTGTCCGAGATACTCAAAATTTTTACCTGTCGCCATAGTTTTTTTTCTTTTTTAGTATTGATAAATAGTATCAATTTTTAATAAGTTCGGGGTAAAAATGAATTAAATTTTTTGATGAAAAAATGTCAGTTAAGTTAGCAAGTATCCCTTTTAACTTTGGGCGTAGGTCTACGGTATATCTGACCTTTGGCGGGTATGGTTTAGCGTCAAACTGTCTATGACAAATTGTCATATCACCAATTTTAATTTGTAGGTTAAAATTTTCAGGTCCATCGGTAATCGATGTATTAAGTACCTCCGGGTTTTCAATAATTTCGTACTGATTCTCTAACATATAAACCACAGATCTCATCTTTAAATCATATTTCATTTCATTACAAACTTCTGTAATAAAGCTATGTAAAGTTTCAGATTTAGATGCGGTTTTGTTAAATCCTCGTACATTGAAAAATCTTTGAACGACAATGTTCTCATTACACATTAACAAAAATTCAACTTTTGTTATATCCTGTTCTTTCATTTGTTTTTTAGTTTTTTTTGTTTCTAAATTTTGTTTTTTCTTTTCTTGTTAACTTAAGAAATGGTTTCAAAAAACTTACCCAAGCATCATCACCTTTTGGTAGGTATTTGAAGAATCCGTCTTCCATCATCATTCTAATTAGATTTCTATGTCCTCTTCCGTCGGGATCCATCGACTCAGTATAATATAATCTAACTAATTCTTTGTCTTCATCACTTAAGAGTGGTTCATCTAAGTCGACAAGTTTTTGGTTTATTACAAAAAATTCATCACCAAAAATACCTTCTTTAGTTTTACCACTTAGTAGATTCTGAAGGGCTACGTTTCCCTTTTCCTCTTTAAGTAAATTAGTACTTGTACTCAAAATATAGGGTATTTGTACTAACTCTTCAAGTAGCTCAGGAAATAATTTAATTAAAGTTTTCTCACCAAGATAAAAGATCCCGTCAATGTTGTCGGAACTATCACCAGTGAGTATCTTTACGGTCTTAACATTAAAGTGGGGAACTTCAATATCATGTAATTTAATCTTGTCCCCCAACTTGTAATATTGTTTTGTGGATGGTGAATAAATTGATACTTTCTCAGAAATAAGTTGAGTTAAATCCCTATCACTTGAGAATATAGTTTTTGTCTCATCTAATGACACTTGACAGTAATAAGCTATCAAGTCATCAGCTTCTGAGTTATCCGTCTCCAATTGTCTTACAAACATCTCCTCGAGGTATTGTCTAACCCTCTGTTTTTGTTCCAAGAAAGCATCTTCTTTTTGTTCTGATTCGGAAGGTCTCCGATTCAATTTGTACTTTGGGTAAATCAATCTTCTTTGTGAAGATGAGGTTTTAGAATCCCAAAATACCACAACCTTATCATAGTTGTGTTCTTCCAAGAATTTACGAAGAGTATTTAGAAAGTGCCAAACACCTCCAACGTGTTTTCCATTGTGATAGAATTCTCTAACACCGTGAAACCCAATTTTCAATAAATTATTCCCGTCTACCAATAATGTTTTGGACACTTCCTTTAATCTTGAATGATTTCTACTCAACCTCTTCCTTTTCCGTTTTCAAATCAAAGTCACCATCAACTCCGATTATGTCTTTCCAATAGTCAGCATATTCTTTCTTATACTTTTCTATTGATGCCTTTTCTTCGGTAGTATCTTTACCTGGTAAGAAACCGTGTGGTGTTACAATGATCCTTCCGTCTTCAAAACCAAGACCATTAATGTGGTTTTTCATAACCGACACTTTTGTTCTTGAAGCGAACTTTACAGTTCTCTTATCTTTTGTTGCTGTGATCTTTGTTGTACCCGCACCTTTTTGATTACCAAATAAGAATACCAAAGAAGAGTTTAACCAAATTGCCTCACCACCCTTAGCTTTGATTTTAGGTTGTCCGAATGGATTATCAGGTAATTCCACCCAAGGTTGATTAACGATGATTAAGGTATTTTCATATTTAGAATCCGCTTTACGTGATCCTGAAATACGTTGGTTGATACCCATACCAATTTTGTCAGCTAAAACACTTGCATTGTGTTGTTTACCTCCTTTACCTTCATAAGTCATTTTACAAGGAACTGATCCAACTGAATCCCACATAATACAAAGTGAATAATCTAATTCACCCTTTTCTTGTGCATCCAATAGATCATTAATGTAATCTGTGATTTGTTCAATATAACTGAAGTTATTGTTAAACAAGAAGAATCCGTCCCAAGTTAATTCACCTGTTTCCTCATCAACTACTTCCTCACATTCAAACCCCATTATTTTTGAGTGATCAAAAGACCATTTTTGTTCTGTTATAATGAACACAGGAAGAATACCTTTCTTTTGGGCATCAACCGCAGTTTTAATAAGGGCAGTTGTTTTACCTGTATCAGAGTGACCTAATAACATATTAAGGTGACCAATAGCAGGTCCGGGTAATCCCACCGCATCCAAAAATTCAGAACCAAGATCAAAAAATCGTTGTGGTTTATATTTTGCGTCCGAAGAAAACTTTTTCTTCAACGAACTAAAGTCGTTCTTTTTAAGTGCCATTATGCTTCGTAAATTTTAAAATTTGTTATTGTTTCCAACTTGTCTTTTGCATCTGTAAGTTGTGTAACTAAATTATCCATTTCTTCGGTGTGTTGTGGGTGTTCTCCAATCCCAACAGGGTTTACAAAATAAACATAAAGTCTTGCTTCCGCATCTGCAATTTCCGCTTCATATTTTTTAATAAGAGCGTTTTTTAATTTTTCTGCTATCATAGGTTTCATAGTTCTTTTTTTAAAAATATAGACAAAAAAACGGGAACAATAAACTGCTCCCGTTATAATTTGTTTAATTAAAATTAGAATGGTAATTCTTCATCAACCTCAGCATTCGCCTGTGGATCAGCAACCTCATTGATTGATTTTGGTGTTGAGTTTCCTCCCATAGAAACTTCAGCGGTTTCAGTGTTAGAGTAAACATAACCACCCTTTTCTGAATCCCAACGTGGAGTTTCACCACGAGCAATCGCTTCAAGGTACTCAACAGGTTTTTTAGAATATACATCTTCCCAAGTTAACTCATCACCAACCCATTCTGACATTTGATTTTCATCTTCTGAGATTGAAGATGGGTCATCATACATAACAGTTTGGATTACAGTGTAAAAAGCCCCTTTTGGAGTTTTAGCTTTGGTTAATTCAAGGATTAAGTCACGTCCTTTATCAGGATCTGTGATGTCTCCTTTTGCCTTCCAAATTGGGATGATTTTATCAAGGATTCCTTCTTGTTTGTAGTTGTGTTTAAATCTCCAAAATTTAACTCCGTCTTGTTCGTTATCACGATCAATAACTTTTACAATATAGAACTTACGAGCTTTGTATTGTGTTGCCAATTGTTTGTCGGCCTCTTTACCTGTTGACATTAGTTCTTCATAAACTTCATTCAAAGGTGAACGCTCGTTATCATTTTTTCCCGGATCGTAAAATTTTTGGTATTTACCGTCCACAAGGATTTCGTGGAACCATACTTCTTTGAACGGTGAAGATCCGTCTGTTGTAGGAAGAATACGGATTCGTCTCTGTCCTTGTTTTTCATTATCTTTCAAAAGAGCTGCGAAATATTTTTTCATTCGGTCTTCTGAAGACATTTTAGAACCATTCGATGATGTGTTCTGTGTTGATTTTTCGTACTGTGCAAGTACTGCGTCTAGTGAATTTGTCGCCATTGTGTAAATAAAAATTAAAGTTTATGTGTTAAAATTATAGGTGTATAAAAAGTTATAGTCAAATTGTGTCGCCAAAAAAATTTAAGGTCGAAATTTTCGACCTTAAATCTTATTTATAATAAATTTCAGGATCAAAAGGTGCGATTCCATCATCAAAGGATTTTTGAACGTCAGATGGATTATAATTTTCGACTTCGTCCGATGTTAAAACATATTCATTTTTTCCTGATTTTTCCATTTCAACCATTTTGTCCTCAAAGAAATCAGATAGTTTTTGTTTGAAGGGTCCAGAATCTAAAGATCTTAATTCTAATTTTTCTTCAGGAGTTTTAGGTTTGTAACTATCAACTTTAGCTTCAATAGAATTTAATTTTTGCACTAGTTGGTCCATTTCCCCTAATTTTCCTTGTAAATCTTCTAATTGACCGAATAAATTATTAAAGTACTCTTCTTGTTTGTCTGACATAGTTTTTTGATTATCAATCAAATCTGTGATGTCAATTTCTTCAGTTTCTTCTTCTCCACCTTCTTCTGTTGTTGTACTATCTTCAACTCCAACTTCTTCAACTTCAGGATCTGTCGCCGTATCTATTGGTGTTGGTCCAGCCTCAGGAGCTGCCGGTGGTGGGGGAACATCTCCACCTGGAGGTGGTGGTAATGCAGCATCAGCACCTGCAGGTTCAGGTAGAGGTGGTTCTGCCGGTGGAACGTCTTGTTCCATAATATATTGATTGATACTATTGTATCTTTTTATCTCTTCAAGTATTTTTTGATCTAATTTCATTTTAACCATTTAATAAAGTTTTTATACCATGATTGGTCTCTACTTGTATTTTTTTGAAAGTTCTCATAGTATTATCAACCCTTTCAATCAATCCATCTTTCATTCTTACGGTGTAACAATCTCCAGTATCTAAATCACATACTTGTTTTGTACCATCACCCATATCTTTTTCAGAAACTCTTGTGTTTTTACCCAAGTAATTGTCTAATATTAATTTAACGCTCATAGTTTTTTTATTATAAATATCTGAATTTAAAAAAAAGTATTAAATAATAGAAGTATACACTTCAATAGCTTTTTTAAATTTATCAATTAAAGCCGCTTTATCTGTTGATGTCATTTCGGTCCAAACATTTGTATTTCTTGGAATTGGGTATCTAACAACATAAAGTTCTGCTAAATATTCTGATAATGTTGCCGCTTGTGTTGTAGTTTGTATTAATCCTTGGACTTTAGTTATTGCGAAATCAAGGAATGATGACAAATCTATAAAACTTACAATAGGATAATTCACATTAGTACCTCTATTAATACAGTAGTATTTTTTATTAAAATAATCTAGATATCCGGCAAAGTATTGTCTCAAGTCTATTGTACTATAGTTATTTTCATATGTTTTGAATCCTTGTTGTGTTGATGTATCCACATAAAGGAAACAGAATAGTAACTCCGAATAATTATCCAATTTTTCTTTATATCCTCTATCTGCAAATTTACTCTTTATTAATCGTTTCATTTCTATGAATGAAACTTGAGTTGCTGTTGGTGTTTCAACTTGAGTAAATCCTGCATATCTTGGGTTTATTTCTGAATTACAATCTTGATTTGCGGTTAACTTATCTTCCGCAGTAACATTAGAAAGTACGGCATTTTTCTCAGCAATAATTGTGTTAGGATCTGAAAGTTTTTTAGTTTCGTTTTGTTGTATTGTTTCTTGAATTGATGTTAAAATATTCTGATTCAATGACTGAATAAAATTATCAATTTTTGGTAACGAATAGAATGGTTGTCTTATACCTTCAAAAGTTGTGTCAAACCCATTTTCACTAATTCTATGTTTTACAGATGTAATCATATATGGTCCTGAAAACATTGGTATGTTTCTAACATTAAAATACATTGTTGGTTGTATAAGAGCATTACCCATCATATCAACTGAACACCTATAACTTCTATTTTTGTATAAATTATAAAGTGAAACATTTTGAGTGGATGTTCTTCTATTTTTAGATAAGTTAGCCATTTGATTTAAAACTTCCAAAGATTCTGATGTTGGTTTACCAGGATCTTGAGCAATATCAAATTGTTTGAAGATTTGTTGATTTTGTAATGTCATGTCCAAATTAAACCCGACAACCTTATTAGATTTAGCCCAATCACTTTTGTTAAGTTGATTTTCTATTAATGGGTTATCGCTCGCTCTTCTTAAATCAAAAGCGTCATCTCTAAATCTGTAATCAACATTATTGTTCATTGCTAAATGTTCACTTGGTTTGTTAGCATAAACACATAGATATTTAGGTGAACTTTGACGGTAATCGACATTTAGGTATGTTCCAAACAATGTTTTTGCAAATTGTGTTGATCCTTCAGGTCTTGGTGTTGGGTTCAATTGTGCGTCTTGTACATTATAGAAATTAACGTATGATGGTAACATATATGTAACAAAATTGTTATTCTTTAATATAGTTTCAACTAAACCTAAAAGAGTATTTTTATATGATGCATCTTCTATTAATTCTTTAACTTCAAAAATATCAACTAATATTTTATTACCAATATCTCTTGATGCTCTATCCATAAGAAGTACATCTTCAAAAAGAGTTTTATCGGTAAAATCATAACCTGAAATCCAAGTATCATTTAATGCTTTGAACATTTCCCAAAGTTCTGTTCTTGTTTGTTCGGTAAATCCAGCCTCTAAGTCCGCTCTAACCGAACCTTCTTGTGGACTAATGATTACTACGGGTAATTCTTTTCTAACCGCAGGCATCAAAACACTTATCACATTATCTATGTAAGTTTTACTTGCTAATAAGTAATCATCCATTAATGAATAAAAATTACTTACGTTCAAATTAGAATCATTTAGTTTTTGTGTTGCGAATATTTTTATTAATGGTGCGAAATCTTTCACATTTTGTTCATTAAACCCAACATTCATGTCAATAAAGAAGTCGGTAATATAAGAACCATTATTTGTATATTGTAATTCGGGAATCATAGAAAACCCTACATAAGTTTCTAATGCCTTCCAAGTTTCGGGATTTTGTGTTTTAGAATTCGCTAATGTCACACTTGGTGCGGACCCATCACCAGGTAAATTACCCTTTACATACGGATCAATCGTTAACGGTTCTTCAATAAATTGTGTTGAGAACGTAAAGAAACTTTTTCTATTAAAGTTTGATGGATTACCATATTTAAACACAACATCATATTCCAAGAAATTTTTTAACATATTTTGGAATACTTCATTTTGTGATGCTATTACATCTGTAAGGGTATCTTCAGGAGAAGTTGTTATTGGATTTTTAATCTTTAACATCTCTCTCATTAAAGCTTGGAAATTTTTAAACGATAACTCACTTTCGGTTTCAGTACTATTTAAATTTTGTAAACTTGGTTGATCTAAATCTGTTAAATTATTTTGTAAAGTTGGTGGGATTAAATCCGTATAATCATAAACTGATTTACTAAAATTTAAAAATTGTAATTCAAATAAATCTAAAATTTCTTTATCAAAAGCTGAGAACATATCGTCCAATGGTGTGTAGTCAGAAACATTACCGGTAATTTTAAAGTTTTCTTGGATTTGTGAATCTGAATATATGTTTTTTAGGTATGTGTCTGGTAAATTTTTAACAACCTTACTATTATCAAAATATCCGTAATTTGGTGCATTCCAATACAATCTAACAGATCCATTAAACATTGATTTGTTTTGTGAAACTTCAATTAACATTTGATCAGTAACAAAACATTCATTAAATGTTTGGTTAATGTTTGCGCCAAAAGAAGGAAAAACAAAGTAGTTATCAGTTTTTTGTGATTTAACCACGACTGACCATGCGTTTAGTTTTAAACTACGTGGTAAGTTATTTGGGTCAAATCCAGGTGCTTCGTATATGTTAGATCCATTTGGATTAAAAACCAACATTATTTTGTCATTAATCAACAATTGCATATCAACCGCACTAGGACCATTTAATATTAGGTTTTGGACTGTGAATGTTGTGGTTGCCGCTGTTTGAGGTGGTGATATTGTGTATGTACCGATACCACCTATAGTACCCGTTATTTGTGAAGTCACTGATGTGTTTGGTAAAATACCAACACCTGTTATTATCGCACCATTAAAAATGTTATTACTACTTATACTATTAATAGTCATTACTGTTCCTGAAATAGAACATACACCTTGTACTAAAGTAGACGCACTAAATAACTTGGTTCCTTGGAGAAACACATTAAAGTCGTCTATCAATTGTGGATAGAATCCGACATTTATATTTGTGAATGGTGCTTGAACTCCTGTAGTTTCATCTAAAACGATGTTTACAGGTGTGTTATCTATAACTAAAGGATAATTTTTTGTAGAAGCGGAATTTATTGGATCAAAATTTCTTAAATAATTAAAGTCAGTCCAAACCTCATCTAAAAAGTCCACACCTGTTTCTATCCAAGTTTTATATCTGTGCCATATACCACCATATTTTAGAATCCAAGCATAAGGTAATTTATGTATTGCCCCAAATTTTTTAAGAGTAGCCAAAATATAATTTAATTCTGATACCGCACCATCTTGATAAGTTTTGAACTTTTCTTTTGTTGTTGCTAAAGGAAGACTATCTAAAAATAGATAAGCGGCACTCTTATAAGGACTTGTTTCGTTTGGTTTATATCTAAATTTAAACACACCATTTTGGATCGCATTGATAAAATATGGGGTATTCATCATCGATGTTGTCTGATTAGGTGTTAGATAACCATCATAATTTTCATAAAAAAGATTACCTTCGGTTGTTAACTGACTAGGTATTGTTCTTGTCAAATAAAAAAGTCTTAAATCTTCAGGTACAATGTTTTGGTTTAATCCGAAGTAATTAAAATTCGTTATTGGCCTTTTTACTTGTTCTGTTTCTCCAGTCTCGAAGTTTGCAATTGTTTTTTGATTATCATTATATTCTAATATCAATTTGGTATCAAAAGATTCCACAGCATTATTTAAATTCTCACCATAAGCTAAGTATTTTTGATCCCAATCCAAATTAGGTAATGGATAGATATCAGTAAAATCAAATATATTACTAGCACTTGTATCCGAAATATATTTTTCAATATTAGTTTTATAAGTCGATGTTTTTAATTCTATATCAGGTTGTGATTTAGTATTATCTAATATGTCAACATTATAAATTTTAGATGGATTTTCAACCTCATTTTTAATATATGGTGTTACAAAGATCCCCCTAATAAAGTCTTGCCAACTTTCACCTTGACCCTCGTTAGAAATATGTCTTAAAAATACCTCGAAGTTATTTTGGTCAATAAGATACTCTTTTAATATCTTAGATAGAAAAGGACTTGATGAACTTAAACTTTCTAAAATATTTATTGCCTCATTTTCCGCCTCAATGTTATAAATACTAAATGGGTATCCACTACTTCTATTAAGTTTACTATAATATCCATTCAATAAGACTCTTTCGTATATCTCATAAAAATATTTTATCTGTTGTTTGTTCTGATAAATTTGATTTGATGTTGGGAAGTCTATCGAATTTAATGAAATTCGTCTAGGTTTATTTAAAGTATTAACCTGATTATCTGTTAGTTCTTTGAAGTCCTCGTCTCTATACGTATACCCTTTGATAAACTCCTCAACAAATTCAACTTCAGGCCAAATTTCAGGAGTGTATGCTCGATATCTAAATGCAATGTCTCCAGCACCGGGATAAACAATCTCAAACTTTTCTTCTTTACCTTCAGTTATTGTTTCTTTAATAACTTGAGGCCAAGGATAAATTGGCTCATCATTTTGAGTTGATGTTTTTACGTCAACACTTGGTGCGGTAGTTGAGTTTCCAAATACTGCGGCCTTTCTGTATGGGTCTTGTTTAACATCCCAAGCTTTTTTATGAACCTCATCCATTAACCTTAAAAATGCCTCACCTTGACAAAAGAACACCGCTAAGATATTTCTAATTGTTGGTACAAATCCTAACCCATATTGTTTGTTATTAAATTGACTTTTAAGATTATTCATAATCCTTTCTTCAATTTCTTTTTTAAACTTTTGGGCTTGTTCCGCCATTTTATTTGTCTTATACATAAAAGAACCAGGACCTTCAAAATAGAAAAAACTTCCATTATATGCCGAAAGTTGTTTTGATTTTGCGTCTTTGTATACTCTAAAATTTTCTTCGTTAAATGATGTGTTACTAGAAGTTGGGTTTTTAAATGTGTAAGTTTTCTCCCAATCAATATCTGTTTCTGGATTTATATTTCTTATAAAGGTATTTTCTGTTATTGCAAAATTAATTCTACTTGGATATGAGGTACCAGCAATTGTATAAGTACCAGGTGTTTTACCAAATACGCTATTCTCATTTAACTGCGTGTTGAATTTTTTTATTCTTCCGTTTAATTCAGAAGACCACTTCAATCTGTTTTCTACTGTTAGAGTTGGGTTAAATGTGTATAGTTTTTCACCGTTTTTTGTAATGATTGGTTCTTTGGTATCCATAAACAAGGCATACCAAGAAGTGTTTAAATAAGTGTATATCGATTGTTGGTAGTTTAATAGTGAATTTGTATAATTGTTAACTTCAGTTAAAACCCCTAAATTATTTTTAGTAAATTCTGAAAGTATATTTTTAATAAATTCATCTAATCTATATCTTAATTGATTTAAAGTAAGTTCAGGAAAATCATCAGCTATCAAACCTTTTGATTTGTAATCTGAATATATTTCTCTCATTTTTTCATATCCTCGACTACTAAGGAATGTATTCTGATTACTATTTTTTGCAGTCTGATTTGTTTCAAATACTTTACTTGGTGTGGTAATTAAGTTTTTATACATATGTGGAACGGCCATCAAAGAACCAAAGTTCACATAAGATAATAATGTATACTTATACCCATAAAACTTTAATCTAATTAAAAAATTATGAGAGGAAGGATCAAAATTTGATGTAAATGATTGTAACATCAAAGGATATTTTATTGCTTTACCATAATAACCTTTTAACGTTAGTGTAAAAAGTGGGTATGGCAATTGGAAGAAAGCGGCATAGGGTGAGTTATTACCAGCCTCAAATAAAGCTCTACCTTTAACATCTTCTAATGTGATCTCTACTACAGGTAAAAAGTCTTGACCCATAGACACATTAATATCTTTCATCCCTAATAAACCTGTATCTATTGCAACTGGTTTTCCGTTTGAATAAGTGTTTTGTGTGTAGTAATATTCATCACTATTACTTGGTTCCTGAACTGCAGTGATTCTTTTTTGATTAACCCCTTTACCTTGTAAAGTATCTTTTCCTGTTAACTCATCACTCCAACTAGTATCAAAAAAACTTTTAAATCCCGGATTTAAGAAATTGATTCTACCTACTGATACTGTTCTTTGATTATCGTTCAATGAAGATCCAACAGCAAGTTTAGTTCGTGGTAATACACTACACTCAAGATTTGCATAATAAACCAAATCTTCTTGTTTAACTAATCTTTCTTTTACGTTTCCAAATTCATCAACAACTTTATTTGGGTCAATTAACGTTATGTTGTCATAGTCAAACTCAACTAATATATTTTCACCACTATCTACCATAATAGAAGAAATAGTTATCTAAACCATTTTTATAATCCTGTAATGAAGCTACTAAAGGAAAGGGAATTGTCAATACAGAACCATCAGGTATGTTCTGTTCCAAACCACTATATTGTGGATTTGCTTGCATAATTAACCAACCAAAATATGGTGAGTTATAATATTGTTGTGAAATTTTATCAAGTCTTGATTGGGATACAACATAGATGTGTGATTTATCACTACTTTTACTTGGTAATACAATATATGGGACAACAGTTTGTTGCCCATTAATTAGAAAATCTTGATATCTGTTGTAATAATTTGCCTGCATAATTAATTAAAAGTTACTTTACCGTTGAATGTGGTGTCCGTATTCAAGTTTTGATTTGCATACAGATTTTTTATTATTTTATTTTTTTGTTCTAAGTTACTTGTAGGTGGTGATGTCCATCCAACAACACTTTTTATTGTTGGTAACACATAACTTTTTAAAGTAACATAATCTTGATCTTCTTTTTTTCCATCAAAATATTCTTTTTCTTTGTTAAATTTCTTGGTAAAAGAATTACTTAAATTATCAATTAATGTTTTAATTGCCGGTTTAATATCTTCTTCATCTTTAACTTCAGGACCGTTAACTAAATCTTCATATAATTTATCTTTTTTTGTTGTGTCTGTAAATATTTGAGACATCACTAAATAAAATCTATCTTCTTCTACATTTGTAAAAGCCAAACCAACATCTTTAAGATCTCCATCCCAATTTAAAGTATAGTTATCTTTATTATAAGTTGAAGGTCTGTTGATGTATCTATCCGCCCATTTGTTAAATTCTTCTAATATTTTAAAACAACTTGCTACTTGAGCATCGGGTAAAGTATTACTTAGATATAGATAATTTATACTTTCTTTATTACTAACATTACCAAAGAAAGTCTCTCCACTCAAATCGTATGTGGTTGGGTTGTTTGTGTCAATCAAAGTACCATCAAGTTTATTTGTGACAACATCCATTTTTCTAAATGTGTAATTTAATATTAGTTGTTTATCAACAAAAGTATTAATCAAAGAATTAGTTGCATTTGATAATTCATTATATCTTGCGTTAACTGCGGTTTTTAATTTTTCCTCAACTTCTCTTAAAGTTTTATTTTTAAAGTTTTTTGGGTTTTTCTTTAATGAAGACATTATTGGGTCTTCTCTTTTTGACACATCAGTAACAACTTGCTGTACCAAACTGTTTATTAATCCTGATGGATCACTTGGTTTACCATAAAGTTTTGTTTCTTTTGGTGTTGTTAATTCCGCCAAATTTCCTTTAGAAAAATTAGTACCATTATTAACTAACTGAAGGATACCCATATTTGTTTGTTGTTGTGTACTAAACATAAAATCAAAATAAGATTCAATATATGTTGTTAAATTTCCTTGTAGTTCAGTAAACAATACGGTATAGTCTAAACTACTCCCACTTAGAAGTCCAATGGTTGACTGACCCTTTTTAGGTTGTGTAACATTAATTTGAGGAGCTTTAATTGATGGTTGATTAGATTCAATTTTACTAACCACATATTTGTCTAATTTGTCTGTGTTTTCAGTCGCTGTTGCTCTTTCATCATAAATTTCAGTATTTGCATAATAGTTGAAAGAAAGTGCGTTTTGTAACTCTTGGACTGGTTCTTTTAACCCCATTCCTCCAATTATATTGAAGCCCATACTAATTTTTGCCAACATAGGTTGTACCCCAATACCTTCGGGATTTAAATCATACAGTAATGGTTCGTACTGAATACCTAAACTAGTAGGTACTATTTTTGTATGATAGAAGTCACCAACCCTTAAAACTAATATTGGTGGTGTACCAAATGCCGTGTTTAAAGCGTCGTTATATTTTGGTCTACCATCAGGACCTATAACAGGAATAGTCTGTCCAGGTCTCATACATTGTTGTAAGAATGTTAATCTAGCATTCAAACCTTCAGGGGTCATAGAGTGGAATGCTGGATTAAAATATTTTATTTTATCTCTAAATGAATCGTAAATCATAGGATTTGATTCTTTTATAATTTCAAAATAATCACATTCAGTAAATAAATTTCTTAATATCTTTTTTGAAATACCTTTTCTAATATCTGATTCGAGGTTTACTTCAGCTTCAGGTTTAATAGTTCTAGTATATCCTGTATATGGTGTATCAACGATAGTAATATCATTACTAGGGTCATTTCCAGGATCATCATCTATTATAGGAATTGGTGCTGGTACTTCTACAATAATATCTTTCATAACAACTCTTCTACAAGCCATAGCAGGAACACTATAAACTTGAGCAGATTTAGTTGTAACTAATTTGTTGTTAATTTTTTCTTTAATATCTATAGTACAATCAACTGATGAACTAATATTAGATTCGGCGGCGTTTTTACTAAATGGATTATTTTCATCCACAACAGTTGCCGCTTTTGGTATTGAGATAGTTTCACCTGAAAAATCTATAGTGAAAATAAGTTTTGGGTCTCCTCCTGTTCTATATTGACCAAATGTTTTTTCATCAGAA